GTAGACTCCGAGATAGAGAATTCCAAAAAAATGGAGAAATACAGAGAGATACATCAGAGAATCAGGGATGTTGCACCAGGGACTGGCTCAGCAGTAGAATGTATGGACTTATTAGACCGGCTGTACGCTGTAAGACATGATCTAGTAGATCAGATGATAAAGCATGATTGGTCTGATAACAAAGATGTAGAGACACCTATTGGGCAAGTGTTGCTGATGGCTGGTGTACCTAATGATATAATTCAGGGGATGGAAAAGAAAATAATTCCAAATAGTCCGACAGGTCAGGTATTAAAAAGCTTCTTTAGAATGACACCTGATAATTATAAAATAACAGGAAATCATATTGAATTTGTTGAGGTGACAGTCACTGCAGATGTTGCAAGAGGAATCCGTGAAAAAAGGCTTAAGTATGAAGGGGGGCTCCGTTTCATTGAGGAGTTGCTGGAATTAGAAGTTAGAAAGGGTAATCTACAGCAAGTTTATAGAATAACTTTCAATGTAGTGGCAGTTAAGACAGATGGGTCGAACATTTCAACTCAGTGGCCTAGCAGGCGCAATGATGGTGTTGTCCAACAAATGAGATTAGTGCAGGCTGATATAAATTATGTTAGAGAGCACTTAATAAAGCAAGATGAGAGATCATCCCTAGAAGCAATGTTCAACCTGAAATTCCATGTTACAGGCCCAAAGCTAAGGTATTTTAGCATACCAGATTATAGGCCCCAACCTCTCTGTAATCCGACAATTGATGGTTTGTTAAATTACTGCAAGCAGTGGCTAACTGAGGAACATGAATTTGTCTTCAAAGAAGTGAGCGGGGGAAGTGTGATGAATGTATTTGAAAGAAATGAAATAGAGCATAGAGATAGGTACATTGAATCACGTAAGCCACGGAATTTCCTATTACTGCAGACTACAATACAAGGCACTTACTTGCCTTCTACCATAAGTTCAGATCAATGTAATACAAGGATAGGCTGCCTTGAAATCTGTAAGAACACACCAGAGACACCAGTCCAGGCACTTGCTACAGACATAGCATTCAAGTATGTGAGTTTAGATAAAGAGGAGATCATAAACTATTATAACCCAAGAATCCACTTTAAGCCGAGTGCTAATGTTAAAGAGCCTGGTACTTTGAAATTAGGCCTATCACAGCTTAACCCTTTGTCAAAGGCTATCCTTGATAATATTGGCAAACACAAGTCAGAGAAAGGACTATTTGGACAAACTATTGAAAGTATTAACATCTCTAGTCAGATCCAGTTAAATGAATGCTCTAAAGTTATTGAACAAATACTATCAAATCTAGAAATCAACATAGGTGACCTTAGTGAAAATGTGCCATTGCCTAAGAAAACAACAGGTGTTGATGAGTTATTAGGGAAGTTTTATGAAAACGAAATCATCAAATATATGCTTGGAATTTTAAGAAAGACTGTTGCATGGCATATTGGTCATCTGGTGAGAGATATAACAGAAAGTTTAATTGCTCATTCAGGCCTGCGTCGCTCAAAATACTGGTCTGTCCATGCTTATGATCATGGGAATATGATATTATTTATCCTTCCGTCCAAATCACTTGAAGTTGCAGGCTCTTATATAAGGTTTTTTACAGTATTCAAGGATGGGATAGGACTAGTGGATAACGACAACATAGACTCAAGGGCTGAAATTGATGGGATCACATGGGTTTATTCTAAAGTAATGAGTATTGATCTTAATAGGTTGCTGGCATTAAATATCTCATTCGAGAAAGCATTGCTGGCAACTGCAACTTGGTTTCAGTATTATACTGAAGACCAAGGGCACTTTCCTCTACAGCATGCTTTACGATCTGTTTTCTCCTTCCATTTTCTACTCTGTGTATCGCAGAAGATGAAGATATGTGCTATATTTGATAATCTAAGGTACTTAATTCCTTCTGTTACATCACTATATTCTGGTTATGAGTTATTAATTGAGAAGTTCTTTGAGAGACCATTTAAGAGTGCATTGGATGTATATCTATATTCGATTATAAAAAGCCTATTAGTGAGTCTTGCGCAAAATAATAAAGTAAGATTTTATTCAAAGGTCAGGCTACTCGGGTTGACAGTTGATCAATCCACTGTTGGTGCTAGTGGAGTTTACCCCTCATTGATGTCACGAGTGGTTTATAGACATTACAGGAGTTTAATTTCTGAGGCGACAACATGCTTTTTTCTTTTTGAGAAAGGGCTTCATGGAAACTTGACAGAAGAGGCAAAGATCCATCTAGAAACAGTCGAGTGGGCAAGAAAATTTAACGAGAAGGAAGATAAATATGGTGATATATTGATGAAAGAAGGTTATACAATTGAATTGATAGAGAAACAGAATGTGATTATAGAGCAGCAACTATTTTGCCAAGAAGTTGTAGAGCTTAGTGCAGCTGAGTTGAATAAGTATCTCCAGGCAAAATCCCAGGTATTATGTGCTAATATAATGAATAAACACTGGGATAAACCCTATTTCAGTCAAGTACGAAATATTAGCTTAAAAGGGATGTCTGGTTCTTTGCAGGAAGATGGGCATCTATCCTCAAGTGTAACACTCATAGAAGCCATACGATTTCTGAACTTTTCACAAGTGAACCCCAATGTTATTGATATGTATGAGCAGACTAAACATCAAAAGGCACAGGCTAGAATTGTAAGAAAGTACCAGAGGACAGAGGCTGACCGAGGCTTTTTCATTACAACACTCCCAACTAGAGTACGGCTAGAGATCATAGAGGATTATTTTGATGCAATTGCTAAGGTTGTCCCTGAAGAATATATCTCTTACGGTGGTGATAGAAAAGTATTAAATATTCAGTCGGCATTAGAAAAAGCTTTACGGTGGGCATCTGGAATTTCTGAGATAGTAACAAGTACAGGAAAGAAGATAAGGTTTAAACGAAAGCTAATGTATGTGAGTGCAGATGCCACAAAGTGGTCACCTGGTGATAACTCTGCGAAGTTTAGGCGATTCACACAGGCAATTTACGATGGGCTTAGTGATAACAAACTAAAATGCTGTGTAGTTGATGCATTGAAGAACATATATGAAACAGAGTTCTTCATGTCACGAAAATTGCACCGTTATATCGATAATATGGAGTCCAAGTCTGAATCAGTTGAAGATTTTTTATCATTTTTTTCTGGTGGGGTTTCTGCCCCTGTTAAGGGCAATTGGTTGCAGGGCAATCTGAACAAATGTTCATCCTTATTTGGTGTTGCAGTATCACTTTTATTTAAACGTGTATGGTTGGAATTATTCCCAGACCTTGAATGCTTTTTTGAGTTTGCCCACCATTCTGATGATGCACTTTTTATATATGGATATCTGGAACCGGAAGATGATGGTACTGACTGGTTCATGTATGTGTCGCAGCAGATACAAGCAGGGCAATATCATTGGCATGCAGTCAACCAGGAAATGTGGAAAAGTATGTTTAATTTACATGAACATCTCCTCCTAATGGGTTCCATTAAGGTATCACCAAAGAAAACAACAGTGTCACCTACTAATGCCGAGTTCTTGTCAACATTTTTTGAAGGTTGTGCAGTTTCAGTTCCCTTTGTCAAGATCCTCTTAGGTTCCTTATCAGACCTACCCGGTCTTGGTTTTTTTGATGACTTGGCTGCAGCACAAAGCAGGTGTGTGAAGGCCCTAGACCTAGGGGCCTGCCCACAACTAGCTCAACTAGCTATTGTGCTATGTACAAGTAAAGTTGAAAGACTATATGGAACAGCTGATGGTATGATAAATAGCCCTATTTCATTCTTAAAGGTTAATAAAGCCCATATTCCTATCCCTTTGGGGGGTGATGGTTCAATGTCAATCATGGAGCTGGCAACTGCAGGGATAGGAATGGCAGATAAGAATATACTAAAGAATGCATTTTATTCATATAAACATACAAGGAGAGATGGTGATAGATATATTTTAGGTTTATTTAAGTTTTTAATGTCCCTGAGTGATGATGTATTCCAGCATGATAGGTTAGGCGAGTTTAGTTTTGTAGGAAAGGTTCAATGGAAAGTTTTTACCCCAAAATCAGAGTTTGAATTTTATGATCAGTATTCGGCAACATACTTACAGACATGGTCGAAACAGCACCCAGTATATGACTATATAATACCACGGGGAAGGGATAATCTTCTGGTGTACCTGGTTCGTAAACTAAATGACCCAAGTATAGTAACAGCAATGACAATGCAGTCACCCCTTCAATTGAGATTTAGGATGCAGGCAAAACAACATATGAAAGTTTGCAAGCTAGATGGTGAATGGGTAACATTTCGTGAAGTACTGGCATCAGCGGATAGCTTTGCATCTAGTTACCAGCCTAGTGAAAAGGACCTAGACTTGTTTAATACATTAGTCAGTTGTACATTCTCTAAGGAGTATGCATGGAAAGATTTTCTTAATGAAGTTAGATGTGAGGTAACCACAGCTAGACATGTCCATAGGCCTAAGGTAGCAAGAACATTCACTGTAAGGGAGAAGGATCAAGCAATACAGAACCCTATAACCTCAGTCATTGGATATAAGTATGCATCAACAGTAGATGAGATTAGTGATGTTCTAGATAGTGCCTTTTTTCCTGACTCATTATCTGCAGATCTTCAGGTGATGAAAGAAGGAGTTTACAGAGAACTGGGTTTAGACATAGGACTACCAGATGTCTTGAAGAGGATTGCACCATTATTATATAAAGCTGGTAAATCAAGAATAGTTATAGTTGAAGGGAACGTGGAGGGTACTGCAGAATCAATATGTAGTTATTGGCTTAAGAACATGTCACTAATTAAGACAATAAAGGTCAAACCCAGGAAGGAGGTTTTGAAGGCTGTATCCCTCTATGGAGCTAAAGACAATCTCAGTATACAGGATGACCTAGCAGCCACTAGAATCTGTATTGAAGTATGGAGATGGTGCAAGGCAAACAATCAGAGTGTCCAGGATTGGTTCACTGCATTATACTTCGAAAATCAAACACTATATGATTGGATTGAGAGATTTCGCAGAAAAGGGGTGATTCCTGTTGATCCAGAGATACAGTGTATGGGTCTATTGCTTTATGATGTGCTAGGCTATAGAAGTGTATTACAGATGCAAGCAAATAGAAGAGCTTATTCAGGTAAGCAATATGATGCCTATTGTGTGCAAACATATAATGAGGAAACAAAGCTTTATGAGGGTGATTTGAGGGTAACATTTAATTTTGGGTTAGACTGTGCAAGGCTTGAGATATTTTGGGACAAGAAAGAGTATGTGCTTGAGACTTCTATTACACAGAAGCATGTGTTAAGACTGATGATGGAAGAGGTCTCAAAAGAACTAACGAGGTGCGGTATGAGGTTTAAGACGGAGCAGGTAAATCAAACTAGGAGCTTAGTCCTGTTTAAGACTGAATCTGGGTTCGAATGGGGTAAGCCTAATGTCCCATGTATTGTCTACAAACACTGCGCACTGAGGACAGGATTGAGGACAAAGCAGCCTATTAATAAAGAATTTATGATTAACATCCAATCAGAAGGTTTTAGAGCGATTGCACAGATGGATGTAGAGAGCCCAAGGTTCCTACTAGCTCATGCTTATCATACTCTAAGAGATGTAAGATTCCAAGCAGTCCAGGCAGTAGGAAATGTGTGGTTTAAAACAGAACAGCATAAACTCTTCATTAATCCTATAATTTCCTCTGGTCTCCTTGAGAATTTCATGAAAGGATTGCCTGCAGCAATACCGCCTGCTGCATATTCATTAATAATGAATAAGGCAAAGATCTCTGTAGATTTATTCATGTTTAATGAGTTGCTAGCATTAATCAACAAAAATAATATCTTAGATTTGAATGGTATAGAAGAGACATCAGAAGGTTATAGTACAGTCACATCCATGTCAAGCAAACAATGGTCTGAGGAAATGAGTTTGATGTCTGATGATGATATTGATGATGATGAGGAATTTACAATTGCTTTAGATGATATTGATTTTGAGCAGGTTGATTTAGATGAGGACATACAGCATTTCTTGCAGGATGAATCTGCATATGTTGGTGACCTTTTAATCCAAACTGAAGAAGTGGAGGTTAAGAAGATAAGGGGTGTGACCCGTATATTAGAGCCTGTAAAATTAATAAAGAGTTGGGTATCAAAGGGCCTTGCTATAGATAAAGTTTATAATCCCGTTGGGATCTTATTAATGACTAGGTATATGTCAAAAAATTATAATTTCCATGCTGTCCCTTTAGCACTGATGAACCCATATGACCTGACAGAATTTGAGAGTGTTGTGAAAGGTTGGGGAGAGACTGTAAATGAAAGATTTCCAGAAATTGACCAGGAGGCACAAATTCTTGTGAGAGAGCAAAATATACAGCCAGAAGACATATTGCCAGATTCTTTATTCTCTTTTAGACATGTTGATGTCCTACTAAAAAGGCTATTCCCACGTGACCCCATATCATCATTTTATTAAGTCTTTATTACCTTTATTTTGAATAAATTTGCCTATTGCTCTTTTCTCGGAGCATACTACTA